AGATTGGAAAGAGCACGGACTATAAATTTAAAGACGGCATCATTTGTTATAAGGCTAGTGTATTTACTGGTGGTAATGTTGTCGGTTATAAAGGTTTTGTTAGGGTTAAAAAAGGTGAGGCAACTCCAGTCAGTGAGCCTACTGAATAATGGTTCTTGATCTAGTTAAAAACTCACTAGGGATACCGTTAGATAGCCATGAACTTGACGCAGAGTTAAATGCGTTTATAGAAGCAGCTAAGGAGTTACTTAGGGGCAGTGGAGTTAATGAGAAGTATCTTGTTGATGAAGCTGACCCCTTGGTGACTTCTTTTATTCTTATCTATGTTTCTACATCATTTGGTTTTAAGTCAGATGGAAACTTAAAAGAGCTACCTAAGCATTTTGATTTTTTGCTAAAACAACTAGCTTTAACTAAACATGATTAATGCTTTTTCACTTAAAGTAGCTCTATTAAAAGTAAGTGACGCTACTGATGAATATGGAAAACAAAGATTTGAAATTACTTCAAGTAAAGAGATGATGGCTATTCCAACTAATATCACTAGAAGTGAGTTTTATGAAGCAAGTAAAAGTGGCTATAAGGTTTCTAGAATTATCAGGATTAATTCTGTTTTATATCAAGGCGAGAGATACATTTTAATAGATAACAAAATCTATAAAGTGATTAAGACATATGAGCTTTCACATTTACTTGAGCTCACTCTTGAAAGCACGAATTTAAAGGTGGAAGGTAAGTGGCTAGTTTAGATGATTTCACTTTAAAGATAAGCGAGCTGATTGAAAAGTCTCTTGATTTTGATAAAGAACTAGACGAAGTACTAGAAAAAACAGCTGAGGACATCATAAGCGATATAAAAGAAACTGCTCCGATAGGAAATTCAAATGAGCATTTAAAAGATAGTTTTACTGCTCTTAAAGAAGGGACAAAGGTAAACAAAAGCGTGACTATTTACTCAAAAAGTAAAGGAAGGCTTGTCCATCTTATCGAGTTTGGCTTTGTTCATCGAAGCGGTAGATTTGTTTCAGCAAGGCCGTTTTTAAGACCGAGTTATGAAAAGGAAGCACCTAAGATGGAAGAAAAGATAAAGGAGGCAATTAAAAATGCAGCTAACAAAACTTAAAAGCATTTTAGATGAAGTAGCGCCTTCTTATTACTTATCTTTTTCACCAAAGGATGTAGAAGAAATAAAGACACCAATTATTGTGTTTTCTAAAATTAACTCGATTTTTAAAGAGTTTTCTGATGATTTAGCAAGTATTAGAACAACGCTTTATCAAATTAATTTAATTACAAGTGATGTAAAAGAAGCTGATGTTTTAGCCATGAAACTAGAAGAAATCTTTATAGCAAACGACCTGCCTTTTACTCTTACAAGCGAATACTTAAATCAAAACAATACAATCTCAACAATCTATGAAATAAAAATGGAGGAATTTAAACATGTCGAATAAAATCACATTTGGCTTACGTAATGTTCATTATGCTTTGGCTACTTTTGCTGAAGATACCTGGACATTTGATACACCTAAAGACCTGATAGGCGCACAGGAGTTTTCTAGTGAACTCGTCGGTGGGACCACACAAGTTTATGCAGATGATAAGATCTTTCATACTCTTGTTTCAAATAGTGGGGCTACTATCACGCTTAAACTTACTGAACTTTCCGATGAATTTAAAAAGGATATCTTTGGTTATGCCCTAGATAGCAACAATAACTTAGTTGAAGTGGTAAACGCTGATGTTAAGACTTTTGCCTTAGGATATGAAATTCAAGGCGATAGTAAAGCTAGAAGAGTCTGGTATTTCTTATGCACAGCTACACCAGTCGGACAAGCAACCAAATCAAAGGCTGACTCAATTGAGGCTAACAGTGTATCTTTAACTATCACTGCTCGTCCTATTGAAGTAAATGATAAGGAAGTTTTAAGAGTCATCGCATCTAAAGGTGACACGAATTATGAGGCTTTCTTTGATAAGGTTACGCTTCCAACAATCGAGGGATAGTCTATGGAAAAAGAAGTAATTTTAGGAGATAAGAAGCTCATTTTAAGAAGCAGTCTATATTCTTTAATCGATTATAAGTCTCGCTTTGGAAGTGAGCTTTTTAATGACATCAAGAAGTTAGAGAACACAAAAGAAGAAAACATCACGAATGTTATTGAGATCATTTTTAGAATCGTCTTTGTATTATCAAATCCTAAAGAAAATGAGACTTTTAAAGGGTTTTTAGGAAAACTAGATTTTTCTATTTTAAATGATGCAACTCTTTTAACTAATTTAACTAACACTATTGTTGAGCTATTAAAAACAGATAAAAAAGCAGGAGGAAATAAGGGAGATACCTTTCGATAATAAGTATTCCTTTTCTTCTGCGATTATTTTTAACATAGCAAAACTAGGACTATCAATTGAAGATACCAAGCACTTTGATATTGGAACCTATATAGAGCTTATTGAAATTGAAAAAGAACTATATAAAGGCGAAACCAATAGAAGAGCAAATCAATCTGACATTGATAGTTTTTTCTTATAGCGAAAGGAGGTAAATAAATGGCTGAAACAGTAAGAGGCTTAAATATCAAATTAACACTTGATGCAAAAGACCTGCAAAATGAATTGACTAATATCAAAGCTAACCTTAAAGAGCAACAAAAAGACCTAAAGGCTATTAATACCTCTTTACGCTATGATTCAACTAATCTTGACCTTTGGAAGAAAAAACAAGAAACACTTAATTCGATTTTAGAAGAGACGAAAAAGAAACTTCAAAACCAAAATGAGCAATTAGAAAAGGCTAAGAAGGCTCTTGAGATTGGTGATATCTCCGTAAAGGAATTTAATCAGCTTAGAAGAAATGTGGAATATACAGAAGCTGATATTAGCAAGTTAAATAATCAACTTGAAGATACCACTAAGAAAATTAATGAATTAGGAAATGCTAATTTAAACAAATTAAGTAAAGTTGGTTCAAATCTTACTAAGTATGTGACCGCACCAATTCTAGGCGCAGTAACGGCTTTAACTACATTATCTGTTAAAAGTGCTGAAACAGCTGATGAACTAGGAGATCAAGCCTCGAAGCTTGGAATGTCAGTAGAGGCACTTCAAGAATGGAACTATGTAGCAAAGCTTTTAGCTGTAGATAATGAGCAACTTCAAAAAGCATTCACTAAGACCAATTCATTACTTGGTGATTTAGCTAGTGGCAATACCTCATCTGCAACGGAAGCCTTAACAAATCTAGGAATTACCTACGATGATTTAAAAGGTAAAAATGTCGACGAGGCTTTTGAAATTATTCGTAACGTTTTAGCTAATTTAGAAGATGAAACCTTAAGAGTTGGAATCGCTAATGATATCTTTGGAGAAAAGATAGGCACTGATTTACAACAACTTCTAAGCGCTTCAAGTACTGAAATTGATAACTTTAGAAATGAATGTCAGGAACTAGGTGTTATTACTGAAGAAGAAGTCGAGGCTTCTGCAAAGTTTAATGATGAACTAGATAAGGTTAAACAAGAGCTTCAAACATTAGGAGTAGAACTAGCGCAGATTTTACTTCCAATAATGACTGAGTTTTTAACTTATCTTAAAGATTCGATCATTCCAAGGATTAGTGAATGGGCAAATAAACTAGCCAACATGAATGACACGACTAAAAAGACGATTTTAGTTGTTATTGGACTCGTTGCTGCTATTGGACCTGCTATAAAAATCATTACAACTATCATTCCAATTGTAAAAGGCTTATCGACTGCTTTAACCGCTACTGGAACAAGTGGCTTTTTTGCAGGTGCTGGAATAAGTGCTGCTACATTAGGAATAGGAGCTTTAATTGCCATACTTATTATGGCTTTAACACAAACCGAGACCTTTAAGGATATCTTGATGGAACTTGGTAGTATCTTAATGCAGATACTTGAGCCAATCTTCATGATAGTTGAAGCAGTGGGTGAAGTTTTAATGCCTATCATTGAGCTTGTAATGGAAGTGATAGGAAACTTAATCAATCTTTTAGTTCCTTTACTTAATGTATTACTACTTCCTATTAAAGCTGTACTTGATGCAGTAGGGAAGATACTCGAGGCTTTCATGCCGCTTTTTACGACGCTAGCAGAGATTATTCAAAGAGTAATCGCACCTGTGCTTGAAGTGTTATATGCCGTATTAAAGCCAATTTTAGATATTCTTAACGCGATTATTGAGTGCGTTCAGTGGATTTTAGATCATACAGTCGGTTGGCTAATGGATATCATAGACACGGTTGTTGGTTGGTTTACTCCTAGCTCAAGTAACGAAACAAATACATCTAATAGCACTGTCAATAATCAAACTACGAATAACGTCACTATCAATACAAGTTCTAGCACTTTTGATGTCGACACTATCAATGAGGCGCTTGGAGGTAGTTATCTATGAGGAAACTTTGGCTTATTAATGATTTGGGTGAAGAGTATAGATTTGACTATTCTTCTATGACGCTTATTTCATCTATTACAGGTCTA